TGTTCGTCCGGTCGACAACACGGACGATTATTACGCAGCCGAAACCGCTGCTCGCGCAAAGTTTTCCAAGATTGCAGCACCGGATGGCATTAACCCCGCAAACAATGGAAAGTCTACCGTTGTAAATGCGGGTCCAGGTGGAAATACTTCTGGTAGCACCACTACCAGTTGATTCAATTCCGTAAATTCTAGCGCCTAATCAAATGGCAGCAGATGGAATTGAGAACCCGCCGGTCTTCGACCCACCGGCGGGTTTTTCCAATCATCCGTTCTTTGAACGCAAACTACGTTATGGAACGGCCAGAGATTCTATAGGTCGAAATCGCTTGGCAGCGTACACAATTCACGAATGTGACGAATGCAGACCTCGCCACCAGTGACGATGTTGAAAGAATAAAAAAATGCCTAAACGCCGAATGACACCAGCTAGAAAAGCTGCAATTGCAAAATGGCAGGCTGCCGGGGCGCGTTCGCGCAAATCGCGTGTAAAGCGTTGGAGCGCAAAGGAATTGGCTGAGCCGCGTAAAGATGCTTTTGCTTTTATTGATAAAGACCCAAAATACCAAATTGTTAGGCCAGAACTCAGACGTACCATGCTTATTCCGTCTGGGAAAAACATGCGATTATATCATCGAACAAAACCAGAAAATGTGGGTTCGATCTTAAAGAATGGTTTTGGTCGGAATAAAAGGTCAAAAACGCATGGATCAAGCTGGTTTACTCAAGGAACAAAACCGCCGCCTGGTTATGGGAGTGCTCTTCTCTCCGTTACGATTCCGCGTAAAAAAGTTAAACATGAAGATTTTACCCGTCCAGGTCAACGTTTTGTTTATGTAAAGAACACCGACCTTGTTGGTGTAAAAATCAGAAAATTGAATTAAAATGCCTAAACGCCGAGTACGCACAGCCGCGCAAATTGCCGCTTCAAAGCGTAACCTTGAAAAGGCAAGAAAGGCAAGGCAACTCCAAGAGGGTCGCATTCCAGTCGGGAAAAATGTTTTACTGGTTCATCGAACTAGCGTTAAGGCAGCGGAATCTATTCTGACACAACAGAAATTCAACGCGCCATCTTGGAGAAAAGGCACTCCAAAAGAGGGGAAAATTTATTTCACGCCTGCATCTTCTAAAAGTGGTGCTCGTTTTTATAAAGTCTTTGGGGAAGGTGCTGTCTCCGTTAGGGTTTCGCGTAAATTACTTAAACCTGACCTGCATAGAAATGAAACGAGACAAGCACGTCCCACCAGGCAGTAAGCACATTCAAAGCCGTGTGGTATCAGCAGAATACTTGCGGGGCAAGAAGATTCGTGAACTTAAATGAAATTTATGAGCAGCGTAAAGAGCACCATAAAAAGATATTAGCCAATATCTTTGGGATAGAAGAGAATTCAAATGCCGAAACGTCGAATGACCCCTGCGCGGAAAATGCAAATCGCTCAATGGCAGGCAGCAGGAGCGAGAGCGCGAAAACGCAAGCCCAATAAAGCAATTCAGGCAGAGAAAGCAAAGATCGCTGCGATTAAGAAAAAGACTGGCGGGTGGGCCATTGACCAGCATAAACCAGTTCCATTAGGGAAAATGGTTCGGCTGTATCATTATACGAGTCCAGAGCGCGCTGGTCGAATTCTTAAAGAGGGTTTTACGAATAAAAACGGAACGAACACGATGTATAATGATTTAAAAGACGCAAACTATATGTACGGTGTTATTCCGCTGGTTAAGAATAAATGGAGTGGTTACGGGAAAGCCCTTGTCTCCGTTAAGGTTCCGCGTAAAATGCTAAAGGTTGACGAATCCATGAATTCGTATTACCCTCCACCCATGCGCGTAGCAATTAAAGACCTTCAGGGCCGGAAGTTTCGGAGGGAATTGTGATCGGTGTTGTCATTATCGTAATTTCTTCAATCTTGTTGGGCGCGTTGGCAATTCGTGCAGGATTAAGGAGGGTGTTCAAATAAAATGCCTGCCCTCGACAAATGGTGTGAAGTTGAGGAATGTAACAATTCCTCTATTAATGGTGTTTATTGTGAAATGCATCGTAGACGGTTTCGCGATTATGGTACGCCAACTCCATTGAAGGTTTGTTTTGAATGCAAGATCGAATTCGTTTGGATTGATAAAGCTATTTCGTTCAGTGATGCCAAAAAGCCAGGTGGATACAAAAGAATTTACTGTAGAGATTGTGCTTCGTTTCTATTGAAGCACAAAGAGTTTCTGCCACGTTACCCTCAAGGAGTAACGAGTCATGGAATAACAGTAACGGAATACGTGAATCTTCTTATGGCACAAGATTTTTCATGTGCATTATGCAATAATCCATATGATTCTTACAAGAGAATGCATATAGATCATGACCATAGTCATTGTGCAGGAGCATATGGTTGTCGTGAGTGTATTAGAGGTTTAGTTTGCTTGCAGTGCAATATCTTAGTTGGTCACATTGAGAATAGAATAGATGTTCTTGATAAGTACGAACATAAATACAAATTTAATCGACCTCTTCTAAAAGGGTCAAAATGAGACTCGACAAATGGCAGATTTACGATCACCCTAGGGTAAATTGGCAACCACACAAGGGTCAGTTAATTGTTGCTGAAAATAATGCGCGTCATAAAGTAGTCAGTGCTGGTCGCCGTTGGGGAAAATCCTACATGGGCGGGGTCGATAAACTTTTGCCTGAGGTTTTCATCACGAAACCCATTGCAAGCACACTACTTTCAGAGGGTAAGAAAAGAATCTTTTGGATCGTTGGCCCAAACTTTTCTGACTCCGAAAAGGAATTCCGCGTTATTTGGAATTACCTTAAAAAGCTTGAAATCCCAATGTATAAGCCGTCTTACAATTCACCTGAGACTGGCGATATGATTATTACTTTGTGGGATGGCGCAATGCAGATTGTTGCAAAATCTGCACAGAATCCCGAAAGGCTTGTGGGAGAAGGTCTTTCGGGCGTAATTCTTTCTGAGGCTGCAAAGCTTAAAGAGTCAATCTGGTACAAATACATTCGACCTACCTTGGCCGACTTTCAAGGTTGGTCTTTTAGTTCGTCTACGCCAGAAGGCAAAAACTGGTTTTATCGGCTATGGCAGGACGGTCAAGACCCGAATAACCCTGATTGGGCATCATGGCGAATGCCTGCATGGATAAATAATTATGTTTATCGCGTGCCGACAAAAGAGTCCGACGTGATGAAACTCCTTGAAGCTAAACGTCATTCGGGAACTTCAGTCTACAAACTGGCAAATGATATGAATATCACCATCGACCCTGAAATTCTAGCGTCGATCAATGAGCTTACGCCGGAAGCATTTCTACAGGAAATTGCAGCGGATTTCACCGAATTCGTTGGGCGAGTTTTTAAAGAATTTGACGAGGAAAAGCACGTCACAGACCTAACTTTCAATCCTGGTTGGCAAACATTTGCAGCTGTGGATTACGGATATTGTGTCGATACCGAAACGGAAATATTAACTAAAGATGGATGGAAAAAATATGACGAAATCGGTTATGGCACAGAATGTTTGACGCTTAACACCGAAACCCATCTTGCTGAGTGGGGTAACGTCCAAGACGTAAAAGTTTTTGATGGTGAATGGGACATGGTTCGTATGAAATCAAAAAGTCATGATTCATTCACTACGTCTAATCATCGTTGGTTCACAAAATGGCTTGGTAACCAAAAGAATTGGGATTGGCGTTGGAAAACTTCGTCTACTTTTAGTGACAACGATTACGTCCCAACAGCGTTGCCGGTTACGAATCTTCCCGAAACACCTAAGTACACAGACGCTTTGGTGGAATTGGTTGCCTGGTATTGGACTGAAGGGTCACGGTTTTCTAGAGGCGGTGTTAATCGCGGTGGAGAGATAAGTCAAAACGATAACCATAACGCTGATAGGATTTATGCTGCGCTTTACGAAACATTTGGTCCACCAAGCGAATCCATGCGTGAGGGCCGTAAAAACAACAGGGGTCCAAAATGGAAAGATTGGAAGCAACGTAGTAATGCCGATTGTTGGGACGCTAGAGGATATTTTCAATTAAACGGCCCGGCATTAGCGCCAATTTTAGAAATTGTGCAAGGACAAGATAAGATTGTTTCTGCGAGTTTTGTTGCGGCCCTTACCAAATCGCAGTTAAAACTGTTTGTAGAAACATCACTTGCCGCTGATGGTGCGAATGTTGGTGCATCACTAATGATTTCACAATCTAAATGGCAAAGATTAGAACCACTTCAAATGGCTTGCCAATTACTTGGATACCAAACTGTCTTACGGAAAACGCCGCAATATGGACCTGAATATGGTTCCTTGACTATTTTTCAGCGATACAACCAGTTTCATCCGAAAAATCTTGTGCAAGAAGAAAAATGGTCCGGTAGAGTATGGTGTCCTACGACTAATAACGGAACGTGGTTTGCAAGACGTAATGGAACAGTGTATGCGACGGGAAATTGTAATCCTAATGTTTGGTTGCTAATTCAGATGGGTCCGTGGGGTGAAATCAATGTATTAGATGAAATTTATGAAGAAGGACTTGACCCAGAAGACTTTGCCGACGAAATCCGTTGGCGCAAGCTCAATCCCGGCAATTTGCGTTATTTCTTCCCTGATCCTGCTGATCCTGGTGCATCTCGTATTTTGGAGAAAAAGCTAAATATCAAGGCTCGCGGTGGCACCGGCGGGGAACTAAACAGTCGAATTAACCACATACGCAAGGCATTACGCGAACCTCGCTATACAACTGATGAATTGTATATTAAGCCTGATTTTGAGGTTGGAACACTTCGACCGAAATTGATGTTTGATCGTCGCTGCAAACGAACAATTGAAGATATGCTCAATTATCGTTATCCAGAAAAGCAGGCCGAAAGAGAAACCAGCACAAAGAGATTCGATTCTCCCATGAAAAAAGACGATCATGGGCCTGAAGCACTAGGTCGATTCTTTGCTGGAATGTTTGGGCAATTCGGAAAGCCCATGACTGGAACCACAATTCACAGCGCAACTTTCCGGCGGGATGAAAGTGCTTCTGCGCCAAGGGATTTCAGAGGTTTCAAGGACGAGCGATTTACGCGACCTGCTGCGCATGAAAAACGTCGTGAGGATTTCCCGACTATCAACGATGGTTTCGATAATTACATGAAGGGTCACATTTAAAAATGAGAGATGTTGAAACGAAAGATATTGTATCCCTGTATAATTCAGGTCTTTCAACTGTAACTATTGCAGAAATGCTAGATATCTCTCCACGAACTGTTCGTAATCGACTTCGTTCATCTAATGATGTAGTAATTAGAAAAGCCGGACCACAAATGCGATCTGCAAATTGCATTCACTGCGGATCAGAGTTTAAAACTAAAGCACCAAATGCTGTGGCGTGCAAGATGTGCATTCCAAATACAAAGTGGGCCACCAAATATTGCAAGTGGGGAATAACAAAGCCTCAGTTTGAAAAAATGCTCGAAAAACAAAGTGGTCTATGCGATCTGTGCGAGCTTCCGCTTCCGAAAAATATTGAAATTATTCATGTCGACCATTGTCATACTCAGGGACATGTTCGTGCTTTGTTGCATAGCAGATGCAATAGAGGTCTTGGGTTTATAGAGGACGATAAATTTCTTGCTAATGCCGTGAGATATATTGAGAGGCATAAGAAGTGAATGATGCTCTGGGGAACTATCTTTCAGGAGCGTATGACTAATGCCTAAACGTAGAGTGCGTACCGCCGCACAGATTGCCGCTAGTCGGCGCAACCTTGAAAAGGCAAGAGCCGCAAGACAATACGATCATTTAGCTCCTGGCACATACATCATTGGAAACGATGGAGTGACAAAAAGAGTTGTTTCTAAGCCAACGTCGAAGCCGTCTGTTAAATTCATCAAACCAAAGTCGGTAAAGAAATCGCCATCAAAAGCATTGGTGGGCAACGTAATTCATAAGAAATTGTCTGGGTCAAACATCAAATTCCATCCGTATACTGGGAAGCCTTATGATTTAAATGATACGGGTGGAAAAGAGATTCCGTTGATTGGGTTACGGGGTGCTAATAAGTGGTTGAGAGAGAACACTTCTCAACCAAAAAAGCCACGTCGGCGCAGGACTAGGAGAAAATAATGGCTACTGTTCGTAGGCGACGCCGACACCATAGAACAATGACACCAGCAGCTCTTGCTGCTAATCGTAGAAACCTTGAAAAAGCAAGAGCCGCAAGGTCTAGAGCAGCAAAAGCTAAAGAAGCAAGTTCTCTTTCCTCTAGAAGAAGAACACCGACAAAAATTGCAAGAAAAAAACTGACAACCGTAAAGGCCGAAACGGGAAAACTAGCAACAAAATCCATTAAAGTTAAAGAAGAAATGGTAACTCTTTACCATAGGACAACTCCAAGCGCAGCAAGAAAAATTGTAAAAGAAGGTTTTGTTCGTGACCCTAAGAATGCTATTACAGATTCTAACAATGGAGAATTTGGGGTTACTTCCAATTATACATATTTTTCTAAATATCGTGATGGAGCCTCGAAAGACTATGGGCTAGCACTTGTTTCGATAAAGGTTCCCAAAAGACTTGTTGAAATTGACCCAGAACCACCAGAATTTGATAGCCCTAAAAGCCGTGGATGGGTACGAGTAAAATCAACAGAGTTATCAAAAATTAATTCTAAAAGACGTGCTTCAGGATTAGACAATCCAGGTGGAACTGGATGGTATAGCTTTATGACTGCTGCGGCAAAAAGAAAGAAAATGGCTGCATATAGAGCGAAACATCCTAAACCAGTTAGTCGTAGAATAAGGAAATAGCGCAATGCCTAAACGCAGAATTCCTAGAAAATACGTTAGAGATTCTAAAGGCAGGTTTGCTAGAACTGCGACCATTCACCGCAATACACCTGGAAAACTTTCACGCAGTAGGTATAAAAGCAAGTCTGAATTGCCGCGTGTCGAATATAGCGTTGAAAAAACAGGTGCGTGGAAATACTTCCGCGCCAAGACAATTGATCGCAAAGGACAGATTACAGGAGAAGCCTCCGGTCTTTTGTCTAGTCGCAAGCTTTCAATTGGTGATGTAAGTAAATTGACTGCAACACGTTTCGGTTACACAATTAATGATTATGCAGGTAGTAAAAGGTCTTCCCCAAGCCTAGAGCCTGGTGCTAGTTTACTAACGGCTGCATCAAGAGTCGCTGGCAAAAAGGCTATGGAAGTTACAATGGCAGTACCAACTGCACACGCCTTTTACCAATTGACCGGTGGTAAGCAAAGAAAAAAGTCATCATGGACATTTACCTACGGTCCAGAAGCACGTAAAGCGTTGGCAGGCAGGCGAATTGTGCGTGTTTACCCTAAGAAAAAGGCACGATAATGGCTAAACCTCGCACAGCAGCACAAATAGCCGCAGCAAAAAGAAATCTTGAAAAGGCAAGGCGCGCAAGGCAAAGAAAAAGACTTATAGCTAACGATCAAGCTCATCGACTAAGCAATGGCACATCGAAATTCGTTCCGTTGGGAATAGATAAAAATGGTGTTTTCAGGCTAAGACGAGCTATGACTGAAAATTCAGGAACTGTCATAAGGTATTTCGGCAAGGGCAAAAACAAGCAGTCTCCTGAAAAGCTAAAAGCTCAATTTGAAGATTTTCTTCTTGGGAAAAACCCTGCGTATCCGCCACTTCCAAGTCTCAGAAAAAGGGTCAAATAAAAATGCCGTATATACCTAAGCAGTACGATTCTGCGAAGCCGTTTTTCAGTTCGGCTGTGCCTACCTTGGGAAACATCACGGATTCCCTTGATATTCAACGGGTTTCAGCTTATAACCTTTATGATGACTTTTATTACAACAGGCCAGAGACTTTCAAGGTTACCTTGAGGGGTGATAGTGATGTTGAAATTTACCTACCCTCCACCAAAAAGATTATCAACGCTACCGCTAGATTTCTTGCTGTGGATTTTGACTTTCAAATTAAAGGTGGGCAAGACAAAGCACTAAAAGCCTTGCTGGACAACATCTTTAAGCGCGAAGAGGTTCAAAAGAAATTCATCAAGGGCAAGCGGTCTATGCTTACTCGCGGTGATTTGGCCTGGTACATTACGGCTGATCCTACCAAGCCTGCCGGAAAACGCTTGTCGCTCAACACAATTCATCCAGCTTCTATTTTTCCAATTGAAGACATAAATGACCCGTACAGGGTTGTCGGCTATCATATCGTAGATATTGTTCATGATCCGCGTGATAAGTCGAATGACCGCACGAAAGTGGTTGCGCGGCGGCAAACTTACCGCAAAGAACCGGGCGGGGGAATCTCAAGTGAGGCAATGACTTTTGAGCTTGGTGCTTGGGATGATCGTTATTTGTCAAAAGACGAACTCAAGCCTATTTCGATTGTTATGCCGAAAAAGCTTCTGCCGCAACAGATTACGTCGCTACCTGTATATTTTATTCCAAATGATGAGCCGGATGGTTCTACTTATGGAATGAGTCAGGTTTCTGGAATGGAATATATCATCAGCGCATTGAACCAGTCTGTTACCTACGAAGACCTTTCACTTGTGTTGCAGGGCTTGGGAGTTTACGTTACTACTGCCGCACCGCCGGTAGATGCGGTGACCGGAAAGCCTGGAAAATATAAAATGCATCCTGGTAATGTTGTCGAAATGAGTCAGGGTGACACTTTTGAAAGGGTCACTGGCGTAGCAAGTGTCGCTCCATTTCAGGAACATATTAATTTGCTAGATCGGTGGGCTATGGACGGTTCTGGATTGCCTGATATGGCAACGGGTTCCGTTGACGTTTCGGTTGCTCAGTCTGGAATTGCATTGGCACTCAAGATGGGTCCAATTATTGCAGAAAACGAAGACAAGCAATTGGCTATTGCTGGCAAATGGGATCAATTGGGTTATGACTTGATTAATGGTTGGCTGCCAGCTTTTGAGGGATTCTCTTCTCCTACAAGCGAATTCACTACAATTTTCGGTGACCCTATGCCGGTTGATCGACAATCATATGTTTCCGAGGTTATTGACCTTTATACCGCTGGATTGCTTTTGATTGATGAAGTTAGGGAAAAGCTAGAAAAGGTTGGGTACAAGTATTCGCAGACCTTGACGGATCAACTCATGGCAGAACAAATGTTGAAAAACCAAGCGGCACTTGGTGATCCGTATGCCTCTAGCTTGGACGGTACTGGAAGTCCGACTTTAATGGATACCCTTGGTGGGTACGAATAGAAAAGAGAGTGAATCATTATGGCACGCAAGCGATCTGGTAGTGGTGCGACGAATTCGGCTAGCGTCGGCGGGAATGCTCCAACCCCTCCGAATCCTGGGGTGAATATCGTTGGGTTTAACGTTGGAATTCCGGCGGGTGGCAAGCGTTCTCGCGGCGCAAAGAATCCCAAGGCAAAGACCATGCGTTTGGCTAACGGTCAAACCTCTGGTCTTTCGGTTCCTCCCCAGTAAAACGCGAAATCTTAAAAAAAGAGTGTGAAAACTCGTTCTTACACAAAGGATTTCAATGGCTAGGCGCAAAAGTATCGTCAGAAACGGTCTTGAGCAATACCTTATGGATCAGGCAAAAGGCTATGCCATTGATAAGGTCAAAGAGGCTCGCGAGAAAAAGAAGAAGCAAAAGGAAATGGAAAAGAAGAAGAGGATGGGTTACCAATAATGCCACTTTTATTCAACCCGCCTCAATCTTATGATATACCAGTGTCTTTGGGCGGCGATTTGCTGGTCACTTTCAAGAACAAAGTTCCTGGTTCAGACCCAGTGACTTATACGGACTATCCTGTCGGAACGTCAATTAAAATGCTAATTGGCAAGGGCGACAGTCTAATTCAAATCAATGGCGTAATCAATGGCTCTGATGCAGTTTTTCGTTTGGAATCTGAAGTCGCAGATACCATTCGATCAGGAGTTTCATGGCGCTTGATTTTTTCAATCGTTGATGACAACGCACAACTTAGAGATGATATTGTTATTATGAATGGAAGAGTGGTTCGGGTCGATGGAGATTGATATTGAAACCCCGCAATTTAATATCGAAACTTCAAGCAACACAACAGATTTCGACATAACTGTTGTGCCGGGTGCGTCTGGTGTACCGGGGGCAAGCGGAGTCCCTGGAGCGTCGGGTATGCCGGGAGCTTCGGGTGTGCCTGGGGCCAGCGGCGTGCCAGGGGCGTCGGGTGTGCCTGGGGCCAGCGGCGTGCCAGGCGCGTCGGGTGCGACCGGCGCTACCGGAGCTACCGGGGCGACGGGCGCGACGGGTGCGACTGGTTCCACGGGAGCCACCGGTCAGGTTGGTGCCACGGGGGCAACGGGTTTGACCGGGGCGACGGGGGCGACGGGTCCGGCTGGTCAGGCCGTGAATGTGTTGGGTTCGGTTGCAGCTTACGCGAATCTGCCGGGTTCGGCGGCTAATGGTGACGCGTATGTCGTTGTGGCGGATGGGCTTTTGTACATTCGCACGGCCGGTGCGTGGCCTGCTGACGGTGCGGGTGTGCTGTGGCGTGGGCCGTCCGCGACCAGTTACGAGCGGTTCACCGCGACGTTGGGTGACGGCACCGCAACGTCTTTCGCGTTGACCCACAACTTCGGCACCAGGGCGGTCGCGGTCATCGTCTACGACAGTGCGACGTATGAGGTTGTCGATTGCGATCCGGTATACACCTCACCCAATGTCGTCACGGTCATCTTCGCCTCGCCACCGGCCACCAACGAGTTCACGGCGGTGGTGATCGCCGGGGGTGGGATGGGCGCCAGCGGGGTGCCGGGAGCGTCAGGGGCCAGCGGTGCTGCGGGCAGCGTCGGTGCCACCGGCGCAAGCGGAGTCCCCGGCGCGTCCGGTGCCAGCGGGGCTTCTGGTTTGCAGGGCGCTTCGGGTGTTCCCGGAGCGACCGGAGCGACCGGAGCGACCGGAGCGACCGGAGCCACCGGAGCGTCCGGCGCGTCTGGCGCGTCCGGCGCGTCGGGTGCTGTCGGGGCTACGGGCGCGTCGGGTGCCAGCGGAGTTGCTGGGGCCACGGGCGCGACGGGTGCAACCGGCGCCACGGGGGCCGTTGGTGCGACGGGAGCTTCGGGTGTGCCTGGGGCCAGCGGCGTCCCCGGCGCCAGCGGTGCCACGGGTGCCAGCGGTGTGCCGGGCGCCAGCGGAGTTGCTGGGGCCACGGGTGCCACGGGTGCCACGGGAGCCACGGGAGCGACCGGCGCTACCGGTGCGTCTGGCGCGTCGGGGGCCGTTGGTGCGACGGGAGCCACGGGCGCGACGGGTGCCAGCGGTGTGCCGGGTGCCAGCGGAGTTGCTGGGGCCACGGGCGCGACGGGTGCAACCGGCGCCACGGGGGCCGTTGG